AAGATTTAGATTTATTATATAAAGAATTAGATTTTATTTCGGCGAATATACATCCCAAATATAAGTTAGGAAGTAGTGGAAGTTCAGATGATTATTTTGATGATACTATAAAGACTTATAATGAAATCAAAGATAATGTTAAAAAATTTCCAAATATTAAAGATGTAATGATAGGAGAAATCGGTTTACCAACATGTTGTAAATTTAGAAGCAGTGATACAAAAGAATTTAGTAAACCTCTTGTATTAAATTTTATTAAAAAATTAACTAAATATTGTTATGATAATGATATAAAATATTTTTATTTTCGTGGATATGATGATTCTAACCCGCCTCCTATTTATAGTAATAGTCTATGTGGAGTTCCAAAAACGAATCCAGTCTTATCTGAGCAAGGAAAAACATCCGGATTTTTCTTATCAGATAATATGACACCTAAATTCAAATTATCTGATCTTGTAAGTTATTATAGCTAAATGCCTAAAGTTTTATAACAATACCATATAGTAAGTATAGTATGGCTTTATTATCACAAAATAAAGAAAATAATTCATATTATAGCACATGGCAACACACTAATCCTATTCCTGATGAACTAACAACTTGTAGCACAGAAGAATTTGAATTGATTTTAGCACTTTCATCAGAAGCACTAAAGTCACTTCGTGAGAAAACTTGTTCCATACAATTTCAAGAAATATTAAATAAAAAAATTCTTGAATTAAATTTTCAAAAACAAAAAGAATTTGAAAAACTTCAATTTGAATTTGAAACTAAAAAAAATTCCGAGCAAAATATTTTACAGAAAAAGATTCAAGAACTTCAAACAAATCTTGAGCAGTCAATTCAATTTCAAGAATCTTTAAAATCTCAAAAACAAAAAGAATTTGAAAAACTTCAATTTGATTTAGAATATAAGAAAAACTCTGAACAAAATATTTTACAGAGAAAGATTCAAGAACTTCAAACAAATCTTGAGCAATCAATTCAATCTTATCAAGCTCTTAATCAGAACTTTATGAATCTACAAAGTTCTACACAACAGAATTTTGGAACTTATCTACAAACTTCACTCGCTAATCAAAAGAAATCTATGGATGAACAATTTTTTAAGATAGAAACCATTTATAAACAACAGATTAATTCTTTACAAGAATCTCTAAACGAATATACTAAGAAAACAATTTCAAATAGCGTATCATCAAATAAAGGAAAGTCTGGAGAACAGAATTTTGATTCATTAGTAGAAACCTTTACTACATGGAAAATAGAAGATACTTCTAAAATTCCTCAGAGTTGCGATAGATTTGGAGACATTCGCGGATGCAAAACTCTATTTGAAACTAAGAACTATAGTTATAATATCCCTAAAAAGGAAGTTGATAAGTTCAAACGTGATTTAGAAGTTCATACTGAATGTCCACTTGGTATTTTCGTTTCACTTAATACTATGATTGTTGGAGCACCTCAAGAATTCTTCTATACTGAATTTACCAGTTCAAATCAACTACTAATCTATATTCAAAAATTTAATAGTTATGACTCTGAAACTGTTTTTTCTGTATTAAATTCACTTATTGAAATAGCTCTTCTTTTACATACAAAATCCAATATTTTAAATGATGATTCTGGATTACAGTATAAGGTAGACAGTTTGAAATCTGTAATTCAAGAAGAAATTGTCTGTGTTTCAAAACTTATTACTGACTCCCAAACGAATTCAAGATGTCTAATAGATTTGATTCAAAAACAGAATAGTTCTCTCAAACATAATCTTGAAAAAATACAGTTTACTTTTAAAAAGATTTTTCAAACACTTTTTGAGGATTCAATCTTAATTGAAACTTCACATGATGAATTAAAACCCTCTAGAAAACGTCGGCAAGTAAAAAAGAAAGAACCTACTGATAATGCTATAGTTAGTAATGTAACTTAAGTATTACTTCTTCATCATATTCTTAATTAAAACATTCTTACGTGTGTTTTCAATCCCAAACGCCTTTGCAGTCGCAGAAACTTCAGAATCTTTACAGCCTACATACTCGCGAGAAATATATGAATATGTTCTTCCTTCTTCTTCAATCCATTTCTTCAGATTCTCCTTTGTAAGTAGATCTTTAATATTAATTCCCTTTTCTTCATTCTCTTTTCGCTTCTTATCTTCTTGTTCTTTCTGCCAGATTTTCATCTCCTTTGGATCACGATGCTTATTTTCTTTCTTTACTTCTTCCTCTACTTTCACTTCTTCCTTCACCTCAGCCTTCACCTCTTCCTTCACTTCTTCTTTTACCTTTACTGGTTCTTCTTTCTTACCATACAGAGTTTTCAAGTATTCATAATCCTCCTTCATTCTTGCCTGAAGACTAATATTTACATTCTGAATACTATATTTAGCAATCAGCAGATTCAATTCCTCTTTTAAAGAAGTCATTCTAATACTGAAAACATGCTTTTATTTAAATCAATTTTACACATCTAAAATTATATGTAAGAATGTTAGCAATCCAATTCCTAGAACAAAAGAAAAAATAGAAAGTGTAATTGATATTGAACTAATTAGATTAATATTCTTAGGTTCACTTATTACATTATCTTCTTTATCTTCCTTAATATTATTAAATTCTTCTTCAGCCTTATCTTCATTACTCGCATCTACCAGAACTTTCCAGAGAGGAACTAGGTCTTCACCAATAAATACATTATTTAGTATCTTATTAATAGTAACAGATTCTCCATAGTAATTATCATACCACTCACTAATAGAAATAAACTTTCTTTCAGAAGGCTCATTATTTCTGATATATTCTTCTACTTCCCCATTTACATGATAGTATCCTCCACAAGTTACGAGCCCATCTACACAAATAAATAGACTTACTGGACTTTCAGTTGTATAAGAATTAATTAGAGTATTATAATCATTCTCACTACATAGAAAATCTAAGGCATATGTTGTCAAATCAATACCGTCTTTCACATAAGAAAATGATTCAGTAGCAGTTACGTTGGTAGCAGTTACGTTGGTAGCAGTTACGTTGGTAGCAGATTCAGTTACGGTATTAGCAGAAGGCTCGTCAATTTGTTCTACAGTTGACATTTTTATTCTATTCTACTAGAATATAAGGCCCATTTTTTAAGCACTTTATAAAAATGTTGTTTCATAAGATTGTTTTAAATCATATGCTTTGCGTGCTAGAAAATCAGCATAACTATTTTGATTTCTCGGTATGTGTCTAATCGCTAAAGTATCAAAAATATCTCTATAAACTCTCATTTGTTCATAGTATTCTTTATAAGGACCTTTGGGTTTTTCATTAGATGAAAATGTATCAATTACAAACTGAGAATCTCCTTCAATTGCTAAATGAAAAATATTATTCTGTAAAGCGTATTCTAGACCTTTAATAAGTGCTATACATTCGGATTCATTATTATTCTTAGAACCTTTCTCATAATATCCGTATTCATATAATAGTTTATTCTCTTTTTCTTTAGCATAAATAACAATTCCACACGATATATTGCCAGGATTTGGTTTCGCATTTCCATCAAAACGTAGTAAGTGGCACGATGTAACCTTCTTACAACCCTTAATATAACGAAACGCCATCCTTATTAGTTGGCATATTTTAAGTTTCCTCTTCTATCCTCAGTTTCATAACTTGCCCATGTATCAACTATAAATCTCATTTCAGTATTTCTATTTGAACCAGCAATCTGTTGAAGTTCTATATATAATGTTGGTCTATCAGCGGTTGAAAAGTTTAATGTTCCTTCTGGTTGTCTAGCGAATGGAACTCTTCTTCCTTTCTGTTCCCCTAAATCCCAAGACATAATTCCAAGCCCAGCACCAGAATATCTATCTTCTTTGGCGTGCTGCGTCAACGTATTCCATACAAGTGGAGGGAATAAACTTTCTCTGTCTCTTGATGCGATTAGTAAAGAAATATTATTATAATATTCATTATTTGAAATATCTGATGTAATTTTCCATAACTTATTCTTCTGAATATCAGTTTGTTGGCGTAAGAAAAAAACAACTCTTGATGCTGGATGAACCGCATCGATCCGTTTGGTTGTATCAGCTAGTGCTCCACGTGCCAAAGGTGTATAGTCTCTCTCATTAAAATAAAAAATGTTCTCATATAATCTTGAAAACGGTATTTCAAGATATGATTCTACTAATTCCTTCTGCGTATCTGGGTCTACGTATACATGACGTGTTTCTAAATATACTGAAGGTTGACCAATACTATATCTATCAAGTGTTTGTATGGGTGTTAGAATAGTTTGATTAGCATAACTTTTAACATACATTTCTCTAGAAAAAGGGTTCGGTTTCACTTGACCATCACTTGTTTCGATTAAATCTTCTAGATTACGTAATTTACAACGTAATCTAAAATTCTGGGAACGAACCGCAAACGAAGGAAATCCTCCGTCATTTCTATGTTGGCATCCTATTAATGGTAGTTCTAAACGTAGTGTAGACGGTTTTGCGTTTCTACTTATAGAAGTATCAGAACCATCATGTATTCCTACTAACTCATTTTCTAGCATCGCACTATTAATTGAACCTCTAGAAAGTCTTGTGGCATAGAGAGAATCGCCAGAAAATTCTTGAACCATAATCTGGTCTTGATATATTTGTATCTGTTCAAATAAAAAATATCCTATACCACTTGTATAACCATATGTATTATTTAAATTATCGTATACAACACTTTTATTATAATTGATTGGTTGTTGATTTCCAGAATTATCTACATATGTCTGGTTATTAGGTAGCCATGTAGGTAAATCTATCAATAATGTCGGATGTGTATATAAATCTCCAGCTACTTCTAAATTAAACTCTATAATCTTATTAAAATCAGTATTGTTTGTTGGAGGTATTTTTCTTAATTCATGGACATATGCTGGAACTTTCTTATAATTATTACGAAAAGGACTTAATGCTGTTAAAGTGTCTGATTGAAAGTATACATCTTTATTACCTCGCGCAATAAGTTCATATAGAGCCCCATCACTTGTGAAATCTGTCATACTAAATTTAGTTATAAAATAATATTTAAACTTTAATTAGATGGCGAAAACATGGAATGCCTATGTTATAAATTTAGAAACAGCTCCAGAACGGTGGAATCACATGGAAGCAGAATTCAAAGATACACCATTAAAACTAATTCAATGGAAATGTAAGAAATCAGAATCTGGTAAAGGATGGGCAGAAGTTGGTAAGACTTATGCTGACATTATGCGAAAACATATGGAAACAGATCCCGAGTTCAAACAGTTATGTGTGGTATTTGAAGATGATGCCTTTCGTCTACAAGATAAAGAAACATTTAGTAAACGTATTACAGATATTTTTACCTATCTAGAACAACATGCTGGTGAATATAGTCATTTTCAAGGTGGTGGTGTATATCCTAATCCATCATCGATTGAATCTGAAAATCCTTTAATTATAAGATGTGACTATATTACATGTACTACTTTTACTGTTTTTGGCAAAGATGCCGCAAATGCAGTGTTTGAATATGAGAAAGAATTTGATTCTGTTAAAACTCCAATCGATAACTATATTGGTAATAAGAATAGAGGAAAAATTCTTGCGCCATTCCCTCATCTAGTTTGGCAAATAATTGGACTTCCATCTAATATTTCAAGTGGTGACCAAAAAGTTACATTAAATGAAGCCTTTAGAAATTCTCATAAAGTTTTATCAGACTTTGTGAAATCAAAAGGTATTAATATAATGTCTGGTGGCAGAAGAAAGAAAAAAGGAAAAACATTATCCTTTTTACAATCTGCTATGAAAAAATTTAAGAGAGTTATGAAAAAATCTAAGAGCTATAAAGTTTCTAAAAGACACTAGACACTAGGTTTCTTTAAGAAGAATTCACATGTCTTATCGGAACGCCAAGGTAATATAAGATTTCCTCTACGACCATATCTTGGAAACTCAATATTATACTCTTTTACTTGTTTATCTTCAGATTTAATCCACTCGTTTAGATATTTCTTAATTTCTAAATAAGTTGGATCACTATCAATAATTCCTAGAGCTAGAATCTGTTTTGATAAATTTACTGATTCTTTTACACGTTCTATCATTGATTTTACTTCGGTCATAGATACTTAAATACTTTAATAAGTGTTTAGACCTAATTAAGAAAACAAACTGTTGTTGTAGAACAATTTAAACAGTTATATTTTCCTAGAGCAATAATATTTTTCTGTTCATATGATTGATAATTTATAGGTGCGCAGCCGGATAGTTGTGTACAAGTGCTAAAATTACAGGTTGGCTGTTGTGACAATGTATTATTCTTCAGATATGTCCATTGGGTTAATGCTTGATTTCTACGAATTATATCTGAAAAATCCATCTGGTTTAAACTTATATTTTTATTTCTATCAGAAATGTGCGGTATTTGGTTCTGTTTGGGAAACTTCTGTCCCGCAAATGTAAATACGTATGTTGATAAAATAAAAAGACGTGGACCAGAAGATTCAAAGATTATTTCTGTTGGTGCTGGAACTATGGGATTTAACAGATTAGCTATTAATGGACTAAATCCTGAAGGAATGCAGCCTATGAATATAGACAATAAGATTTTCTGGATGTGTAATGGAGAAATCTATAATTGGGCTACTTTAGCAAAAGAGTATAATATTGATGTAAAATCACAGAGTGATTGTGAAGTATTAGGTGAACTGTATTTAAAAAATAGAGATAATCTAGAAAATTTCTTTCAACTCCTAGATGGTGTATTTTCAATTGTGATTGTTGATTTGGAAACTAATAAAGTAGTAATTGGTCGCGACCCTTATGGTGTAAGACCTCTATATGTAGGAGACGCCAGATATTTTAGTTCAGAAATCAAAGGTTTAGTTCCTCTATGTACACATATAGCTCCCTTCATGCCAGGAACATATAGAGTATACAATAGTCATACTCTAAATCTTATTAAGAATGAGCCATACTTCAAAATCCCATTTCTAAAGAATCCTCATTATGATAATCTAACATTTGCCACTATGGGTCTTCGCAACGCACTAGAAATTTCAGTAAAGAAACGTTTACTAACCGAAAGACCAGTTGCCTGTCTTCTAAGTGGAGGACTAGATTCAAGTCTAATTGCTTCTCTTGTAGCAAAGAATCTTCGTAACTTAGGTTTACCTCCACTAAAGACTTTCTGTATTGGTATGGAAGGTTCTACTGATATTAAATATGCCAAAAAAGTAGCAGAATTTATTCAATCAGAACATACTGAAATTATACTAACGCCTGATGATTTTTTTAACGCTATTCCTCAAGTTATTCATGATATAGAGAGTTTCGATACAACTAGCGTAAGAGCAAGTGTCGGTAATTGGCTAGTATCTAAACATATTAGAGAAAACACTGATTGTAAAGTAGTATTTAATGGCGATGGATCTGATGAACTTTTTGGTTCGTATATGTATTTCTATAATGCTCCTAATAATTTTGAATTTGAGAAAGAAACACAACGACTTCTAAAAGATATACACTACTACGATGTGTTGCGTAGTGACCGCTCTATTTCTAGTCATGGATTAGAACCTCGCACACCTTTTCTAGATCGTCAATTTACACAAGTAGCACTATCTATCGCTACAGAGTTGCGAAGACCTATTAAAGATGTTCAGTGTGAAA